CTAAATAAATTCTTTTTTATAAAGCATTACATCAGTATAAGTAGAATTGTAATTCATTCTAGCATTGAATTCTTCCTTTTTCGCATTATTAAACGGATTACCAATATTGGGATGATTACCCATCCAGCAGCACAACTCTAATATAGATGATTTGTTGCTTGTAAAATAAATGAATGACTTATCCACTAGTATGGATAATACATCTAAGTAATCTGAAAGCCTCCAATTCATGCGATAAGTTCCGACTTCAGTAGAAAGATAAGGAGGATCAACTAAAAATACGACATTGGGCAAATTCTTGTATTTCTTGACCAATTCTTTATAATCACAAGAAACTATTTCAAGCCCATTCAAATAATCAGTACATAACGGATAATCTTGCTTCCTTATGTTATTATAAAAGCTTTCCCTTTGCAAATCCTTTAGATTCATACAATATTTCATAGAAAATAGTAATGAAGAAGATATGGTAATATAATCAACAAAACCAGTCGTTTCTTCTTGACGAAGTCGTTCTAATATCAACCCTCGTATCGGTTCTGGAATCAATTTTTGTCGTGGACAATCAATCGTAAGCTTACGCAAATCAGAAAGTAATGCATTCGTCCGATTGATATTATTTAATCGCATTCTGTAATTATCATAGTCGTTATATATTACTGTTGCATTCGGTTTTTCTCTTTTAGTAATATGTGACAGAAGCCCAGAACCTCCAAATAAGTCAACGAAAACAGAGTTATCTGGATATTCTTTCAATACTTCTTTAAATTTCTGTGCAAACATTCTTTTTTGTCCTACAAATGGTAATGGTGCTGATAAATATTCCGTATTCATTTTCTTTGTGTTTGATTATGATACAAAATTCTTGAATGATCACGTCAAACACAAAAAATAAGCTATAATCAAACTGAACAAGGCGCACAGTTTTTTTTCATTCTATTGATTATCTTATATATTTCTCTTTCTGATATTCTATATTTTGAGGATAAAACAGATACAATGTATACTACTTTATACCCCGTGTTGTACATATTTTCATAGTCAATGTATAAATCTACATATTTATAATCACTAACCTTTAGACCTAATTCAAAAAGCCGTTTTAATAAGTCTTTGTTAAAGTATAATATCTCAAATGCAGTCATAATAGATTATTTAATTATCTTTGTAACGCCAATCACATATTTAATGCATAAAATGCGCAGCCTCACAGTGGAGGATATTTCCCCCGGCTGTGTGAGGTTGCGCATTTGCGTAGAGTATGTGATTGGCGTCTATACTTTAACTAAACAAGCCGGGGGCTTTCTTTTCCCGGATTTATATCACAAAAATATAGTAATCTATGCGATTGACAAAGCTTAATAAGTAGAATATGGGTAGAGTCTAAGAAATCTACCAGAACTCTACCGAGCGGCGAAATTGGGCTGAAAATCGAGTCGTTTTTTTCTACTCTTTACGGCCTTCAAATCGCGTAAAATTGTTGATGAAAGAACCTCCGAGTAGATTTCCGTCGTCTTCACAGAAGTATGCCCTAAAAGCTTTTGCACGGTCGTTATTGGAACCCCTTGATGAATGAGTAATGTAGCACATGTATGACGGGCCGTGTGGAAAGTGATAGGCACTGCAAGGAAAAGCGTAGAGGTGAAGATTAAACGTAAGTCGTTTGAAATGAGCAATGTTTCTGTATTTTGCTAAATGTGGAAAATGCAAACGGTAACGGAATATTGAGGTCATTCGGTTACCAAACCGTTAGCCGGGCAGTTACCGAAACGGATGTCGGTAACGGTAGGCAATGAAAAGAAGTCCTCACCGTTTCGTTTGCGCTCATCCACAGTATTTTGCGTATCAAGGAACGCTTATAGACAGGCTAATTTTGCCAACAAAAAATATAAGCGTATGAAAGTGGAAAAATTCAAGGTGCTGCTCTACCTCAAAAAGAGCGAACCGGACAAGTCGGGCAAAGCCCCGATAATGGGAAGAATCACCGTAAACCGGAGTATGGCGCAATTCAGTTGCAAGCTGTCCTGCACTCCCGAATTGTGGAATCCTCGTGAAAGCCGTCTGAACGGCAAGGGCAAGGAGGCGGTGGAGACCAATGCCAAGATTGAAAAGTTGCTGTTGGCGGTGAACAACGCCTTCGATAACCTTGTAAGCCGTAAAGTGGATTTTGATGCCACCGATGTGAAGAATCATTTTCAAGGCAGCATGGAAACGCAGATGACGCTCATGAAAATGACGGACGTTGTCTGTGACGACCTCAAAGCCCGTATCGGCATAGACCGTGCGAAAGGCACTTACCCCGGCTATCACTATATGCGTCTGACACTCGGGGAGTTCATCAGGCACAGGTACAAGGTCAGGGACTTGGCATTCGGGCAATTGACGGAGCAGTTCATCCACGACTATCAGGCTTTCGCCATGGAAGAGAAAGGCTATGCAATTGATACCGTCCGCCACCATCTTGCCATTCTGAAAAAGATCTGTCGCCTTGCCTACAAAAAAGGGTATGCCGAGAAATGCCATTTCCAGCATTTTGCCCTGCCCAAACAATCGGAAAGGACACCACGGGCATTGAGCCGTGAATCGTTCGAGAAAATCCGTGACGTGGAAATACCTGCTTACAGAAAATCCCACATGCTGGCACGTGACCTTTTCCTGTTTGCCTGCTACACGGGCGTATCATACGCCGATGCGGTTTCTATTACGAATGAAAACTTGTACACAGACGACAACGGGGCGTTGTGGCTGAAATACCGTCGGAAGAAGAACGAGCATAGGGCGAGCGTGAAGCTCCTTCCCGAAGCGTTGGCGTTGCTTGAAAAATACAAGGACGAGACAAGGGAAACGCTTTTCCCGATAATCCACCATCCGAACATGAAGCGGCACATGAAAGCGTTGGCGGCACTGGCAGGCATCAAGGATGATTTGTGCTATCATCAGGCGAGGCACAGCTTCGCCTCGCTGATTACGCTTGAAGCAGGTGTGCCGATAGAAACCATCAGCAGGATGCTGGGACATTCCGACATTTCCACAACACAGGTCTATGCCCGTGTCAGCCCGAAGAAACTTTTCGAGGACATGGACAAGTTCATAGAAGCCACCAAAGATTTTCAATTAGTTCTTTAATCCTTTAATACAGAAAACTATATGCGAAGCACATTTTCACTTTTACCCTACATTAACCGCAGCAAAGTAAAGGCTGACGGTACGACCGCCATACTCTGCCGCATAACCATTGACGGCAAACAGACTGCCATCAGTACGGGGATTTATTGCCGACCGGAAGAATGGAACAGCAAGAAAAACGAGATTAAAGCCGTAAGGGAAAATAACCGCTTACGAGAATATTTACGACTGACAGAGGAAGCCTACAATGAGATACTGAAATCGCAAGGTGTGGTCAGTGCCGAGATTTTGAAGAACCACATATCCTTGAACAACATCCATCCGACCACTCTTCTACAGATGGGAGAATGGGAACGTGAGCGGTTGAAGAAGCATTCCGAAGAAATAGACTCGACTTCTTCCTATCGAAGTTCAATGTATTATCAGAAGTACCTGACGGATTTTCTTACGTCCATCGGTAAAAAGGACATTCCCCTTGAAGAAGTGACGGAGGATTTCGGCAAGTCCTACAAAGCCCACTTGAAGAAATGCAAGAACTTCGGGGCTTCCCAGACCAACCATTGCCTGCGTTGGCTGAACCGACTGTTGTACCTTGCAGTAGACAAGGAGATTCTCCGTGTAAATCCCTGTGAGGACTTGGAATATGAGACAAAGCCGGAAGCAAGGCACAGGTACATCAGCCGTGAGGAGTTCAAGAAGATACTTTCCACACCGATGTATGACAAGCGTATGGAACTGGCAAGACGGGCTTTCATATTTTCCACCCTGACGGGACTGGCGTATGTGGACATCAAACTTCTTCATCCCCACCATATCGGAACAAACGCTGATGGCAGACGGTACATCCGCATCAACCGAAAAAAGACAAAGGTGGAGGCATTCATACCCTTACATCCCATAGCGGAGCGGATATTGTCGCTGTATAACACGACCGATGACGAGAAGCCCGTGTTTCCTCTTCCCAACCGTGATGCCCTATGGTTTGAGGTTCACGAGTTGGGAATAACCATAGGGAAAGAGGAAAACTTGACCTATCACCAAAGTCGGCACAGTTTCGGAACATTTTTGATTTCGGCAGATATACCGATTGAGAGTATCGCCAAGATGATGGGACACTCCAATATTCGGACGACACAGGGTTATGCACGGATAACCGATGATAAAATCTCAAAGGACATGGACAAGCTGATGGAACGCAGAAAGATGCAATTTACCTGCGAAAAAACAAATAACAGTAAATAAACAATATCAATTCAGCATATTATGAAAAGAGGAATAATAACAATCAGTGAAACGGGTGCTGTCATTATGCCGACCGCACCCGTGTGGATGACGCAATTTGAGATTGCCGACCTGTTCGGTGTGTTCTCCTGCGATGTCCGCAAGGCGATACGGGTAATCTACAAGAACAAGGAACTGAATGAAGCCGATACAATGCGATATATCAGACAACCAGACGGTATCAGCTGTGACACTTACAACCTTGAAATGGTCGTAGCCGTTGCATTCAGGATATGCAGTAAAGAAAGTATTCTGTTCAGACGGTTTGTAATAAGTGAAATCTGCGCCACCAAGAAAGGGAATCCGTTCACACTGTTCTTCTCTTGTGGCAGAGGTAACAACCGATGGTATAGTTGAAGTCCATCCCGCCAGCCACTTGTTCCCAATGTCGGATGCAAAGGTAGCGTGTGGCTCTGACGGCATTGGCAAGGTCAGGCGGCAGAGCCGTTCCGTGGACAATCTTCCTCTTTCAGAGCGTATTCTCCACGGAAACCTTGCCACTGCCCGCCACACGCAAAAGAGGCATCCGTGGGCGGAAACAAGCGACTGATGGGAAATCAGAAGATAGAAAGGAACGGCTTACAGACGAAGCAAGATATTGATGCTTCATCCGTAAGCCGTTCCTTTTTGCCGAGAGTTCATTGCTCCGCAATCATGGGGCAGACGGCAAACTGCGCTCCTTCAAGAAAATCAGGTTGCCCTCTGTCGGTAGGCGGAGCGGTATCCGTCAGCCAGCATCCTTTCGATGTCCGATTCACGGTAGAGGATTTTGCCGCCTAATTGTATGTAGGGTATGCGACCCTCGTTGCGGTAGTCCTGAAGCGTACGGCGGCTCACTTTCAGCCGTGCCGACACCTCCTTGTCGGTGAAGAAACGCTCGCCGCCTAATGTCGGGCGGTAGTGAGCGGTCAGATGCTCTACATTGTCCAGCAGCCGGTCAAGGCTGCCCATGAAATGGATTATCCACTCGTTGTCTCTGTTAATCAGTTCGTTCATATTACTTTGGATTTAGTGGAATTATTGTTGTTACTCTATTCGGTTATCAGATTGTCCTGCCCTTGAACTTCGCTTCCTTTCGTTTGTCCTCCACGATGGAAACGATACGCTTCACATCTTCGGGACGGTAGTAGGTTTTGTGATTGATTTGGCTATATGCCAATGTGCCGTTATCCCGAAGAGTCTGCAACGTGCGTGGGCTGATGTTGAGCATCCGGCACACGTCCTGATTATCCATCCACTCGCTCATTGTCTTTTCTCCATGCCGCCAGCAGACGGCATCCATACGGCGTACAAAATGGTCGAACTTGGCGACCATCGCCTCAAAGGTCTTTCTTTCGATTGATACGATTTCCATATTGTCTTTCTTTTAATTGTTACTGTTTCTTTTGCCGCAAAGGAATACAGAATCAGCTGTTCTGCAATGGATTTCTCCAAAGTGGCAGCGTGTTGCGCCGATACGGTAGCCTTTGTCCGGGTTACCGTTTTTCTTTTAGTCGTTATCATTCCTTTTTCCGCAAAGAAATATACAATCCGTTACCCGACAATGGATTTTCCGGAAGTGGCAGCATGTGGCACAGGGTGGTAGCGGTTGGCTTAGGCACAGCTCACCGATAGCCCGATCCGTTCAGCCCTTAATTCCGATATTTAATAAAGAAGTCACAGTCAAAATAAGAGCTTAATTCTGAAATTGCCCGTGCCTGAACCTTTACCCCCTGGGGCATTCACATCCGGCAAATCGGTGAAATCCTCACCGATGTTTCTATCGCCATACGGCAAAACCGCACAAAATTGCCTAAGAGAATCCGAATGCTTGACCTATTGAATCACAGGCAGTTATTTTGCTTCCGACAATCGGTCGACTATGCGCATACAGACCACGAGTATTAACTTTTAAAATGTAACAAGATGGCAAAGAAAAGAAATTACGAGAACGATGAAGCGTACAAGAACTTCAGACTGGAAGACTATCTGCCTTCCATGAACAGACGTGAGCCGGAAGCAAAGATTTCCGAGCCGGAGCAAGACACAGCCACGGAAGAGACGGCACTCTTTCCTCCGTTGGATGCACCGGACATATCCGCAATACAGGCTGCGGCTTCAGAAACAATCCGACCTGACGGGCAGGATGTACAGGAGGATGAAGCTGGAACCGACGATGCCGATGAAGAGGATGTGGAGATCGCTTCGGTTGAAACGGAAATACCCGTTAAACGGACTGTTACCGGACGCATCAGCAGCAAACAACGCAGACTCTCTTTGGAGGAGTATCGCTCCACGTATCTGCAAGTTCCCAGAATCACAGACCGCAAGCCTGTGTTCGTCAGCGGTGAGGTGCGTGACAGGCTGGATGAGATAGTCCGCCGTCTCGGAGGCAGGGGGATGAGCGTGTCGGGGCTGGTCGAAAACCTCGCCCGTCAGCACTTCGCCTCCTACGGAAACGACATCGAACAGTGGCGTAAATTGTAGGAATTAAGACAAGACCGACGGGGTGTGTTCGGGGTATCTTTCATAGATGCTCAAAATCACTTGTAACGAAGTTTGGAGGGAGCAAGTTTATGTTTCGGGCAGACCGAAACCGCTTGCCCCGCTCCAAACCTCGCAGGGAAGGCACATCCCGTTGGTCTATTCTTCATGTAATCATTGCACTTAGTGAATACATTAAATTTTAGGATATTATGGACAACGAAAAGAGAAAGGACAACGGACGGGAACGAGCCAACAAGGGCGGTCGCCCCGTCAAGGGAGCTGCCGAGAAACTGAAATACCGTATCACGGTAAAGATGGCAACGGAGGACTACTACCTGTTGAAGTCCAAGGCGAAGTCGGCAGGAATTTCAGCCAGTGAATTTATCCGTGGTTGCATCACGAAAGGCGGAGTGAAAGAACGGCTCTCGAAAGAGCACGGCGACCTTATCCGCAAACTGTGCGGCATGGCGAACAACCTGAACCAGTTGGCGAGAAAAGCGAATGCGGAGGGCTACACTTCCGTGTTCATACCCTGTCGCACACTGGTGATAGAGATAGACAACCTTGTAAACCGGATACGCCTATGATAGCCAAAATCATGAAAGGCTCGGACTTCAAGGGTGTGGTTTACTACATTCTGAACGATGAAAAAGGTACTCAAATCATAGATGCGGACGGCTTATTTTTGGAAAATAACGACACGATAGCGCAGGGATTCACCGGTCAGGCACGGATGAATCCGAGGGTGACAAAGGCTGTCGGGCATATCGCATTGAGCTTCTCAAAGGAGGATGCGCCACGGCTGAACAATGCGGTCATGGCTCGGATAGCCCGTGAGTATATGGAGCGGATGGGCATCAAGGATACGCAATACATCATCGGGCGGCACTTCGACAAGGAGCATCCGCACGTGCATATAGCGTTCAACCGTATCGACAATAACGGCAAGACCATTTCCGACAGGAACGACCGCTTTCGCAGCGAGCGCATCTGCAAGGAGCTTATCAAAAAATACGGGCTTCACTTTGCCAATGGTAAGGAGCAAGTGAAGGTAGAGCGTTTGCGAGAGCCGGACAAGACGAGGTACGGGCTATATCAAATCTTGAAGGCGGAAGTCGGCAGATGCAAGGATTGGAACACCTTGCTTGAACGGTTGAAGCGGCAGGGCGTCGATGTGCAGTTCAAGTACAAGGGGCAGACAAACGAAATTCAAGGTATAGTCTTTACGATGAACGGCTACCGCTTCAACGGCTCGAAGATAGACCGCGCTTTCAGCTATTCCAAGATTGACGCGGCATTGAGCCGTAACAATTACGAGGAACGACAGATGCGACCGCAACCACATCCGCAATCTAATCGGGACGAGATAAGCCAAATTTCAGATAGTGGCGGCAATCTTATCGAGGGGTCTTTAGGCTTGTTTTCTCCAAGCAATCAACCGGAGGAACAGCAGCCTTATGATCCTTATTTGAGAAACAAGAAAAAGAAGAAACAACGTAAAATCAATTGGTAACTATGGCAGACAATAACAATGTATTCATCCTCTTTGAGGAAATCAAGACAACCTTAAATGGCATCAAAAGTAAATTGGAAGAGTTGCCCGACGTGGCAGACCGACAGCCTCAAATCGGGAATGACAAGCCGGATTTATCCCCGATTAAGGAGGCTGTTGTGGAAACGACAAAGGCTCAATCCGAAGAGATTAAGGACTTGTTGGCAAGGCAATGGGAGGCTTATGCACAGGTGACAACCGTGATTTTGAAGCGAATCGGTTTCCTTGAAGAACAGTTTAAAGTACCGGATGTTCAACAGCAACTGCCCCGACAGGATCATATCCACAGGCACAGCTTCGACATCAAATCGAGCAAGGTCTTTTCTTTCGTTGTGGGGATTGGTGTGATATGCGCCTTGTCCCTGTGGGGCAACATCGGACAATGGCAGTCCAAACGTCAGTATGCCGATGATGCGCTGAAGTTCCGTGCCATCCGCTCTTGGGGCGGATGCAATGCCAATGATGTGCTTTGGCTGAACAAGGTGTTCGACATCCGCCGGGACGAAAAAGCCATCGAGTGGGTACGGAAACAGGCGGACGGATATGGCACGACTTTGAAAGCCGTTTCCGACAGCATCATGCAGGAAGACATGAAAGGCAAATCTCCGACCGATAACCTTAAATCCGATTGATATATGGCATCGGTAAAGGTCAAGTTCCGCCCTTCGACTGTCGTAGACAAGGAAGGGACAATATACTACCAAGTCATCCATAACCGAGTAATCCGTCAGATAAAGACGGATTACCGGGTGTTCAGGGAGGAATGGAATGAGAAAAGCGGTGTAGTAATTCTTTCTGCCAATGGAAGAACAGATATTCTACGTTCGATAAAGGAACGTATCGGATGGGATTTGAAGAGGCTGAAAGCCATCATTGGAAGAATGGAAAACAGCGGTAATGTTTTCACGGCAGATAGTATTGTGGAGGAATATCAAGAGGCCACAAGGGAACAATCCTTCTTCCGGTTCATGGAGGGTGTCATTGTTCGTCTGAAACTGCTTAACAAGGAACGGACAGCGGAGAATTATGCAGCCACGCTAAAAAGCTTCATGCGCTTCCGGGAAGATAGCGATGTCCTGTTGGACGAATTTAGCTCCGACCTTATGATGGAATATGAGGCTTACATGAAGGCGCAGGATATAACCATGAACACAGTCTCATTCTATATGCGCATACTCCGTGCGGTGTATAATCGTGCCGTGGAGAAAGGACTGACGGAACAGCGCAATCCATTCCGGCACGTCTATACAGGCATAGACAAGACCGTGAAACGTGCCATTCCACTGAAAGCCATTAAACAGATTAAGGAATTGGACTTGTCCATGAATCCGTCATTGGAGTTTGCAAGGGATATGTTCCTCTTCTCGTTCTATACACGTGGAATGTCGTTCATTGACATGGCCTACTTGAAAAAGAAAGACTTACAGAATGGAATCCTTTCTTACCGCAGACGCAAGACGGGGCAACAGCTTTTCATCAGGTGGGAGAAGTGTATGCAGGAAATAGTCGACAAATACCAGAGAAATGGGACTGATTACCTGCTGCCTATAATCAATAAGGTGGGTAATGAGCAGCGACAATACCGTAATGCACTACGCCTCGTCAATAACAAGCTAAAAGAAATAGCAATAATCGTAGGATTGCAAGTGAATCTCACTATGTATGTCAGCCGCCATTCTTGGGCAAGCATAGCAAAGAACAAGAATGTACCGCTTTCCGTCATCAGCGAGGGAATGGGACATGATTCCGAGGCGACTACTCAAATCTATCTGGCATCATTGGACAATTCTTTGGTGGACAAGGCGAACGAGATGATATTGAAAAATCTGTAGGAGTGTGTTTAGCAAAATAGGTTATCTCTTCGTAAGAGAGGGATTTGTCGGTGTAAAAATACTCAAAATAGCGCAAATCAAAGAATGTATCGGGGAGAAAATCAACTTTTTATATCAAAAAACATAGAAAGAACATAGAAATGTTTAGCAAAAAGATAACTATCATGATTTGAAGTGTTGATTTTTAGTACGTTTCTATCCTAATCCCTCTCTTACGAAGAGAGGGAGAAAAATTCGACGTAAAAGATAAGAAATGGAAAAGAAAAGTCTTTATATTGTCATAGGAATAGTTATGAGCATTGTGTTATGCGCATTGAGTGGATGTGGATATGATAGAATTGGAACTTCTTCTGAAAAAAGTAAGATCCGTCCAATTCTCGTTATAGCCTTTCTCTAATAAATCGGTTAAGTTATGAGATTAGAAAAGTGGTTTATTTCAAACTTGGATGATTCGCAAAGAAAAATCATCATACAAAGTATAACCGATGATATAATAGTACAAGGAGCGGCTGGTAGTGGAAAAACGAATCTCGCCATCCATCGTGCTCTACAGGCAAAAAATAAAGGAAGTTATGCTATTGTCATTTTTACCGTGGCCTTGAAGAGAATGATAGCATATGGTATGCAGGCACTTGGTTTAGACAAGGAACGTATAGCATATGAATGGGCTTGGACTCACCGCGGTTTCGATTTGACTGGAGATGTGTATTGGGAGAAAGGAAATAGAAATACGCTCTATTTGGTAAATGATTTAAGCGTCAGAAAATTTGAACGCACAGAAAAGGACAAGACTACCTATGGAATTGACTTCGCAGATTGGGTTGATTATAAGTTCTACTCTGCCTTTGGACGAAGAGTTAGTTGGTTTAGAGAAATTCCATACACATCAGGCTTTAGCGTGACAAATACAGAAAAATTTGAACTGATTCCAAGTGGAACCATGTACAAACAATCTGAAGACCGTATTGATTATCTCATCATCGATGAAGCGCAAGATTTCAACGTATCAGACTATCAATCAAGAATGATAGCCCATAGAGGAAAAAGCCTTTCCTTGTTTGGGGATTCTGTACAACAAATGAACTTCAATGGTAGTTCCATTGATGAAATTGCTAAAACTTTGGGATATAAACGTTTCTCGTTAGATTACAATTATCGTTTGCCAAAGACCATAGCAAAAGTAGCTCAGCAAATTCAAAGTGTCAAGGTGGATTTGATGACAAATAACATGAAAGATGGTGGTAATAGCGACTATCCTAATTATCCAAAACCCATTATCACGAAATACTCTTCCAAAGAGAAAGAGTTAGAAGGCATCTTAAATAGGATAAAAATGGAAGATTTGGACGATGTGGCAATCTTGGTTCCTGATGAGAGTGACGTGCGTGAAGTAAACGATTTTTTAACACAAAGAGGGATAAATACTCAGGTGCATTATCGAACTGGAAATGTCGTTCCTTTTAGGACAATCAACACTTTGGATTTTTCAAATAACGACCTACCATGTATTCTTACATACTATGCAGCAAAAGGGTCTGAATTCGACAATGTTTTTGTTCCATTTGCTAATGAGGCGAATACCTGTAAAAGGAATGCTTTCTATGTAGCATGTACTCGTTCTTCACGTAATCTTTATATTTCCTACACGGGCAAGAAAACATCATTTTTAAAAGATGTATCGAAGGAATATGTTGTTGAAATAGAAAATAATTAGAAATATGTTTTATTATATAGGCATAAATTCATGGAACTTACTGGAGTCGTTTGTTTCAGAAAGTATATCTCCATTCTCTTTCTATCAAGTAAGAGGATATGGCAACAATTTGAGCCGTTATATAGATGGAACAAATGAAAGAGTTAACTATCTTATCTTGTCAACAAAGGAAATAGAGGGTGATTACGTATTAAAAGTCAATGAGGAAATTTTGGACAAATCAAATATAACTCCAGTCAAGAAAAGTAAAACCCTATTTACATATAGTAAAACAATTTATTACAAAAAGGGTGCTGTCGCTTTTCTGTTCTCTTCGAATGATTTACTTGAATCTTTTGTTGCAGAATCACAAATATTGTTTGAGGTAAAATGTATAGAAAAATATAAATCTGAATTCGTGATAAATACAGGTAAAACAAAGAAGCCTTTGGTTACTGATAGAATTGCGAATTCCTTTTCTTTTCAGCGTCATGAATACATTGTCCAAGACAATGTTTATGATAGATTAAAGGGAATGATTGTTGCATACACCCATGCAATGGTATTTGCAGAGGACCCTCATGAGCAACGACTTTCATGCCAATTGCGAGATTTGAAAAATTCATTTGCAGGATTAAATACGCAAGTAATGGTTTCTGAAAGTGCAGTTTCGAATGCAGGTGAATATATGTCACTTATAAAAAAAGCCAAGGCTGCATATAACGGAATCATTAAGACAAAAACGAATTTGTTCGACATTCTTATTCAATTGTTCTCAGAAATCATAAAATTGTCTAAGGCGCGTGCGGATGAACTCTCAGAAAACAAGCAAGTAAGCGGTACTGACAGAATAGAGAATTTAATGGCTCAAAAAGAAGAATTAGAAAATAAGCTTTACAACATAGAATATCGTGATGGCATTTCTGATTTGGTTGAAGAATTAAACTCTATAAAGAATCAAGAACTCAACAATGGCATCAAGATGGGTAAAACACGTGAATATTTCAAAAAGGGGACTTTGGAATATGAACGCAAACAATATCTCAAAAACAAAATCAAAAAATACGAAGAAGATAATGACGAGTACAAATCCATTAAACAAGACATATGTAATATAAAACAGCAGATAACTAACATTGATACAGGAGCTTCTGTGTATGACACGACTTTGGGAGCATTGTTTGTTCGTGTCAGTGAAATTATGAATGAACTTATCAGTAAAGCAAAAACATCAAGCAAAAATAATGGTCAAGTTAATTATTCATGCCTATCGTTAAGAAACTCTGCTGTGAGTATTGATGTAAACGCTTCTGTTGAAGAGAAAGCGTTTCTTGACATTATTATTAATGAAGCTCTAAAAAGTGAGAAAAGAGTGTTGTCTGACGATGTGGTTCTGAACCTCATAGTAGAATCAGCCAATAAATACAAGTGCCGAGAATATGCGAATACAGAAAATGGCAAGCTAATACTTCGTAGTCTTCGAGAGTTTTGGGCATACAAGCATAATCAATGTTCTTCATTCAGCATACCAAATAATCTGGTTGTACTGAAGTCCTTGATGGCGTTCTTTATTAAGCCTTTTGGCTTTGACCAAATAGAACGATATGTTCAAAATAAAGGTGTGGAAAATAAAGAGTACGGGTACATGCTAAGAGGAGCCTTTATCGGATACGCAGCTTTCCCAAAAACTTTTACCGATGCTCTTTATGGCGATAAGAATATTTACATTCCTATGGATGAATATCTAACAACAATACACAAACAGGTCGAAGCGCAATACCCCTGCGATTGACTTGTGAACAATGAAATGGGGTTTAAAAAGAAAAACTTATGGGAGTATTAAAATTGTCTGTTATAGAAGAACAGAACAAACAACTCAAAAACAAATTGAGAATTGCAGGACAAAAAGGCAATGTTGTTCGCATTAGTAATTGCTATTGTCCTTGTGAGTGCTTCATTAGAGAAGGCGAAATCACAATGTGTGATGACGTTGCCTCTGCAGGAAGTTGGAACATTGATTAAAATCACTAATTGAAGGAGAGCCATTGTTTTATTACTTTGGCTTTCCTTATTTTAAATTTATGGAGTCCATTGCTTTTCAAACCCAACATAGCAATTATTATCTGTATAGTCCATCAACGAAGACGATATTGCCTTTGCCCAAAGACCTGTACGATATCATATCAAATGGTAAAAATAAAGAGACCGAGACCCTTCGACAATTAAGGGAATATGGTTACATCGATGATTTTACCTCATCGTTAGATGCATGCATAACAGGCAATGCAATACAAAATGCATTGATAAATTTGTCCCAAATCATATTCGAAACGACGACACTCTGTAACCTCAGATGCGAGTATTGCTGTTATAGCGAAGGTTATGATACATTTGACAGCAGAAGGGGCGTTTTGGGGAATCTGAAATTTGAAACAGCAAAAAGCATCATTGACTATTTGGTCGTTCTTTTTCAGCGCGAAGCAAAATCGGATGCGCCTAAAGAGCCTTTTGCCATCAGCTTTTACGGAGGTGAGCCATTGGTAAACTTTGATGTCATTCGTCAAATTGTTGAATATGCCAAATGTGTTGAATTTCGAAATCGTTCACTATTTTTTACGATGACGACAAATGCAATGCTTTTATCAAAGCATGCCGACTTTTTGTCACATCATAATTTCAAAATGTTGATTAGCCTTGACGGAAACAAAGAACATGACTCTTATCGAAAAACCCCTAATGGCTCCCCATCGTTCGACATCGTAATGAAGAACTTAATGGATGTTGAAAGTATGTTCCCAAAATGGTTTGCAACATTTCGATATAATGCCGTTTTTTCCAATATAAGTGACGTTAGGAATATAGTTGAATGGTTTAAATCTCAATTAAATACGACACCAAATTTTAGCCCAGTTCATACTCCTACAAAGGACACAAAAAATGGAGATAGGATATTGTCTATGCTCAAAACTTTTGAAATTCCTGAAGATATTGCGTTGGAGCATGGCTTAATCACTCAAAATCCTCTTTTTAATAGAATATTGCTATTTAGTACAAGACTATTGAATAATTCATTTAATAAAGAGACAGACTTACTCATAGATGACAATACAGACAACAAGATACTGCCAACAGGTACCTGTATTCCTTTCTCAAAACGAATGTTCGTAAGTTACGATGGGAAAATACATCCATGTGAGAAAGTAAACAGGGATTCACCATTAGGATTTATAGACAACAATGGATGTGTCCGTATTGATTGCAATGATATTGCAAGTAGATTCATGAAAAGGATTACAGAATTTTCATTCTTGTGCAAGAAATGCTATATGCAGTTTTGTTGTACAAAATGTTCTTTTTGTTATAGCAATGGTAAGTGCGAAGAATTTACATCTAAGAATAAGTTTGCAAAGCTATTGTCAGAGGCTGTATCATACATAGAGTCACACCCGAATATAATAGAAATTCTTGAAAATAATATTATTATAAAATGAATAGACTGTATATATTTTTCCCACATTGCTATATCAAAGCGACATCAACCGAACTGCTCATATATGACACTATAACGTTCAAAGGTGTATATCTGAAAGACGTTGTATTGGCTAACCATAATATAGACAGATTAAACCGATTTGGCTATATCGAGGAGAACTGCGACACCAAGTTCTTGCTGCAAAAGATAGCTACTAACCACTTTGGATATTACATCCAGTATGATGGGTTTATGCCATACATCCCAGAAAGAAAATTAAGGATTGCAACTTCACTACAGAAGGAAAAGAAGGCTTTAGGCTATAATCTCACGTCATACACAAATATGATGCTGACATCCCTTACATTATTACTGAACAATACAATATTCACATATCTTAATGCGTTCTCATACCAACAATTAGAATACCCAGATACTAATTGTGTAGAAATTGACATGGAAAAGATTTCCCTGCAACTTCGTTCTTTTTGTTTGGAGAAAATCATATTGTCAGGAGAATTATCATATGGTAAGTTAGAGAAGTTTCTTGAATATGCAAGAGATCGAAATATACAGGTTATCTACCGAATTCATTATTTAGCATATCCTTTTTCTTATATTAAAGAAATCCTACGTAAATTTGATTCGCTGGTAATTGAGTTGTTGGTAGACTCTCACACGCCGTTTCATATGCTAAACTTTAACGAAGAAAGATTGCTATATAAATATATAATAACATCGATTTCTGATGTGGACAAAATATCAAAGATAGGAAAGGATGTAATTCTCTGCCCGGTCTTTTTGGATACAAAGACAATTACTTTACAGTCACAAATGATTATGACTAAAGATGAAATTCTTCAATCATGCCATACACTAAAAGAATGTTATGTAAAAGAGTATATAAATCCCTCTTGTTTCGGCCATTTAACTATCAATTTTAATGGTGAAGTTTGTTGCTTAAATGAAAGAATAGAATCTTTGCGAGATATGGATTTACCTTACATTATAAACAAGTGGGTTGGTTCACAGGGCTGTCTTTGGTATCTTGCAAGAAATAAAAGATGTTGTTGCAAGGAATGTGCTATTCAAGTTCTGTGCCCATCGGTTTCAATATATGAACTGCTAAACATATATAAGTGCCCTTGTACGGTTTAGTCTAATAAAAGAAAGAATCCTTTCGTAAACAGGAATTTCATCCTCTATAACAGTTTGTATTTCAAAAAAATAATGCTACCTTTGCATTTGAAGCCAGCGTTCTTTTGATTTAATGCAAAACAAGGTAAGATACGGAACTTCGCTCGTTTCCAAATCGTTACCTATCAAGAAACAATTCTTTGTAAGTCGTTTGTTTTCAATGGGAAAGAATTTGGGTAATGTCTTGAGCTATGGTAGGTTATGTGCTTCTTTATGCGTGCCATTTCTGCTATCTGTGCGAGATATTTGTTCACATCTGAATTGCATCCAAGGATGGCAAATTCTTCTATGTTGTAACAGTCTAAAATTGTGAGTGCTTTCCCCTCGAAAAGCAGATGTAACGGAAGCCGGAGTTCGATTCCAGTCTTAATTGATTTGAAGTGCAGCCAACGGTTTCCATTTATCTTGATAAAGTTTGCAGGTGTAAGCTGGCAGAAATCCGAGAACCGCAACCCTACATAGCAACAGAACAGGAATGCATCCAGTACATGACGCATCTTCTTGTCGCTTACCTCCAGGTTCTCCAGCTTCTTTAATTCGTCTGGAGTCAAGAACTCGTGCCTACCTTTCTCCTGCTTAATCTTAAATTTGCGGAATGGATAAGCGTCTGCATGGATATAACCTTGATTTATCGCTTCATTGACTAGCGTCCGAAGCTGGCGAAGGTGTTTTGCCACGGTATTCACTCCGTTTCCCTTTTCCCGAAGATATGTTTCAAAATCCTTTAAGAATGTGTATGTTATGTCCTTGAAATCTAATCCAGGGCGGAATTCCTGAAGAACATTGATAGTCGTGATTAGGTTGTCTTTTGTACTTTGGCGTCTATCTGAGTGCTTAACATATTCTTTAGCGAATATAGGGAAGGTAACATTAACGGGGGTATTTTTCTTTATCGCATCACGAAGTAAAGCTAAAGTCGGTTGTATTCCACGTTTCCATAACGATAGTTCTATACCTTGAAGATACAGTATAAACTCAAACAACATGGAGTTAAGGTCATTGGCTTGCGGATGGTTACATACTTGTGCTATCTGCTTATCCCAGTGCTCCGGACGAAGATAAACGTTCGTCTTAAAATATACTTTACGTTGATTCAAAGATGCTTCTACCTGCACAAGGGCTGTTCCTTGCTTATTTAAGTGATTCTTTCTATTGTAAACAAGGCGGTATCGAATTTTTTCCATTTTTCCGCCGAAAATAACTATTTATTTGGAATTCATAAAATAATAGCACTGGCGGAACTTATGAATGGAAATAACTTGTTTCCATTCATGGTAAAAGATTTTTTGTATATAACAAACAGAAATAGTATTGATGAACTTAACGATGTTGTGGAGTCCGGCATGTATATGATTATTCCAGGTTCGGATACCTACGGAACTCTGTTAGTTTTTCAAGCAGGAGTTGGAGCTGCTGGAGCAACTGTCCAGCGTTACTTTCATCCTTCAGGATTAAATATTACAAGAATTAAAAATTCAAATAGCGAAAATTCTTGGGCTCAATTATAACTCAATCCACCCTCTCCATGTACCGTCCACCTTTGCTCTCCAATATCGTTTAATTGGATACATCGAGAATGCTTCCTGATACATATAGGCCGGAGAAGCAGGGTAAGTTTTAACTATGAATGTAGCATTGTTCTCTAAAATATTTCCATTGTATATATCAGTAGACAGAATATCTATATCATCTATGTTGGACACTCCAGAATTATCACCCTGGCTGAATTTAGCAGCGGGGTGAAGCCCCGATTTTTCTAATGTTGCAATCCCAATAAGTTCCGCCAGGCAGATTTAGCACTGGCGGAACTTATTGGGATTAACAATACTTGGTTCAGGGATAGTGGTATTGTCATAAATCCGGATAATTGTTTGAATAATAGGGTATATATGATTAATATATCTCTAGGAACTATTAACTTCGATTTATTCACTTATGGGAATTTATTATATTTCAGTCAAGGTGAATATCACACGCAAATAGCAATGTCCATATATGACAATAAACGGTTTACCCGTATGTCTTCTAATGGTGGTAATTCATGGGGAGAGTGGAGAGAATTTTAATCATAGTTTAAATGGACTCGATTATAATATTAGGCCCTATTGATTTTAATAAGCCCGTTGCCATCTTGTCCTTTAACAATAGATAGAGTAAACGAAGAGCTAATAATATATGCATATAAGTTATAACTAGCTGTAGACACTGTCCATGAGCCATCCGATAAGTTCTTTGTTCTCGAATATAATTTACCTGCATAATCGACAACAACCTGCATTTCTGTGTTAAGAGATGTGTATCTTACTGCATATCCTGATATGTAATTGGCGGTTGGGGTTATTTGATTGATATACCCTGACACAAACATTACAATCATGCGCGATGGGCTGGTAAGCCCATTATCCAAGTCACTTTTTGTAACTCCTTTCAGTAGAACCGCTCCCATCAGTTCCGCCAGTGCTAAATCTGCCTGGCGGGACTTATTGGGATTAATAGCACGGTAACAACAATACTTCAAGTTGGGGAATCCGTTGAAATAGGAGAAACTAACACGGCAAGTATATATTTACTTTCAATTCGTGCTAGTGCTAGTAATACGGAGTATCTAGCTACGTACATATTAGCATGGGCATCCGTATATGCTGCTGGTATAACTAAAATATCTGAATATAGCTACACAAGTAATGTTACGCTAGAGGTATCCAGAACCGGTACTGACAAATATAAAATTACATATAAGACTGGGAATGTATCTTCTGTCGAGCTGAAGTATTCTCTTCGGAAATTAATATTATAGTTGTTTCCATGATGTCCAACTATTATAATGCATTCTTATATATGCTAATCCATTATCTCCACCTGCACATAATTGCATACGAATCCATCCGTCACAAGAAAATGCAACTAATATGCCATAATTCACGGGCATATTGTCCTGTTGTGAGTCAAATTTATAAACTCCGTTATTTACGGTATTGGCATCACCTTCCAAATTTAATCCAATAGCACTCAGGAAACCTGATTTTGACATTAATCCATCATTTTTTAAAGTAGCCGTTCCAATAAGTTCCGCCAGAACTGACGCAACCTGCTCTTTTGTCATTACTCCGACGGCATTTCCGGCGGCATTCACGGCCACAAAACTGGAGATGTCTTCCAAAGCTGGGAGAGCCAGTGTAGACTTCTTCAA